TTTGTGTTTCTCGTGGCACCCTCGTTTTTTTCGGCGGTGCTCGTGAGTACCTTAAGCACATTAATGGTCTTTTCGATGAAGATTACGTCGCTATGGAGTACGAAAAGGAAGTCTATATCGTGCCGATTCGTCGTGCTGTTAATGTTTTTTGTCATGGAGGTGTTTTTGTGAATGAGTAGACATTCAGTTCAACATTTATTCAGTCAAGTACCTACCGCACAGATTCCACGTTCCAAATTTAATCGTTCGCATGGTCTAAAGACTACTTTCGATAGCGGCTATTTAGTCCCTATTTTTGTTGATGAGGTTTTGCCGGGTGATACGTTCTCTATGGACTGTACGCTTTTTGCTCGTGTTGCTACGTTGATTTCTCCAATCATGGACAATATGTACATGGACACGTTTTGGTTTTTCGTCCCGGAGCGTTTGCTGTTTGAGCATTTTGAAAATATGTGTGGTCAGCAGGATAACCCTACCGATTCTACGGATTACTTGTTTCCTACAGTCAAAAGTCCTACAGGCACAGGTTTTGAGGTTGGTAGCATCGCTGATTACTTTGGTTTGCCTACCGGTGTTCCTAATTTGGAAGTTAGAGCAGAGCCGTTCCGTGCTTACAATCTCATCTATAATGAGTGGTTCCGCGACGAGAATCTGCAAGAATCTTTGCCTTTTACTAAGGCTGATTCCGACCAATATTCTAATTACAAATTAGTTAGACGTGGCAAACGTCACGATTACTTTACAAGTTCTTTGCCTTGGCCGCAAAAAGGCCCTGGTGTAGAGCTACCGTTTGGCGGTACTGCCGCTTTAACTGTCGCTGATAATGCTTCGCTGAATATGCCTGCCGGTTATCTTTCCTCTTCGGTAAATCGTAATGCTTTAGGGTTCTTTCCTACCAATCTTGCTCTTTATGCTGAATCTCAAAGCGGGTTTGATAATTATGAAACCAATACTATTTCTGGTTATGGTGCTAGTCCTCAAGACTTCCCGCTTAAAGCTATTAATGGTGTTAATGTTGATTTAACTTCTGCTACGTCTATTACTATTAATCAGTTCCGTGAGGCTTTTCAGATTCAAAGGTGGTATGAGCGCGCCGCTCGCGGTGGCACTCGCTACACGGAAATTATACGTAGTTTCTTTGGTGTGATTTCTCCGGATGCTCGCTTGCAACGCCCGGAATATCTTGGCGGTTCTTCCAATCGCATTGATGTTAACGTCATCCCTCAGACTTCCGGTACTACTGATGTTTCGCCTCAAGCTAACCTTTCCGCTTTTGCTGTTGGCACCAATGGTCGCGGTAATGGCTTCAGTAAATCTTTTACCGAGCATGGCTGGATTATTGGCCTCGTCAACGTCCGCGCTGATTTGACCTATCAACAGGGTATCAATCGTATGTGGACACGTTCTACCAAGTTTGACATGTATTGGCCTACGTTTGCCTTTCTTGGTGAGCAGGCTGTCCTTAATAAGGAAATATTTGCTCAAGGCAATGAGGAGGATGATAAGGTATTTGGATATCAGGAGAGATATGCAGAATACAGATACGCACCTAGTCAAGTTACAGGCAAGTTCCGTTCCACGTATGCACAGAGCCTTGATAGTTGGCATCTAGCACAAAAATTTGAAAATCTTCCTAAGCTCAGTCCGGAGTTTATCGTTGATAACCCTCCTATTGACAGAGTTGTTGCCGTACCTAGTGAGCCTCAATTCTTACTTGACTGCTGGTTTAATCTGAATTGTGTACGTCCGATGCCGGTCTATGGTGTGCCTGGACTTATGGATCATTTCTAAGAGAGGTGAATATATTGAATGACTTACAAATTACCACTATTGCCGTTGTATCATTGTGTATTATTGTTATCCTGCGTACTTTTGGTTTAATCTAATGAGTTGGCTTTCTGCCGCTGGTTCAGGTATTATTGGCACCATTACTAGCACTTTAGCCGGCCATTGGTCGGCTAAACAAAATGCCAAAATCAGTCGTGACCAATGGAACTACATGCAGAGCAATGCCCATCAACTGGAAGTGCAGGATTTAAAGAACGCAGGCTTAAACCCTATCTTAAGTGCTTCTAATAGTCAGATGGCCTCTATGCCGCAGGTATCCGACAATGGTGCTGCTGGTGCTTCTGCTAATATTTTATCATCTGCTTTGCAAGCTAATGTTGCTCGCGAAAATGCTAAGTTAGCCGCTGAAACCGAAGGTCAGCATATTGATAATGAGCGTAAACGCCTTGAATTAGACAAGGAGCGTTACAGTTTTCAAAACCGCTTAGATGCTTCTCAGATTTCCCTTAATGATACTCTTGGGAAATATACTACTTCTAAGATGCTCAACGAAACTCAGCTTAATTTGGCTAATATTGAACGCATCCGTAATGATATTGAGATTGCTAACAAGAAGCTACCTTATGAAATTGACAATATTGTTGCTAATACTCAAAATGCTCGTGCCACTGCTGATTATATGTTGTCTATGGTCAAATTAAATGCCGCTAAGGTTAAGTTAACCGATAAGCAACGTGAACAGATTGAATCTGATTTGAATGATCCTAAAAAACTTATGGACAAACAGTTTTGGGAAAATGTTTTTCATTCTAATGATGAAAAATTTGTGCTTTTACGTAAATCTTATGAGCGTGGCCTTTCCAATGATGTTTACTTTAATTTCTATGCTAATAGTCAAGGTTCCGGCTTACAGGATGCTAACGATTTAGCTACTATTGGTTCTCGTCTTAAATATCTTTTAAAGTGAGGTGATAAAATGAACAAATGGTTTAGTGCTCTTTGCGTCGCCATTGGTGCGGCTGCTACATATCTTGGTCAATTTTTGTTTGGTAAATGAGGTGATTTTGTGAAACGAAGAAAAATGACTCGTAAAGGTTCTAAGCGTCTGTTTACTGCTACCGCGGATAAGACTAAAGCTATCAATACTGCTCCGCCGCCGATGCGTGGCGGTATCCGGTTGTAATGGTCTGCTATCATCCCATAACGGCCTACCAATTACATCAATGTAAACCAAACGGCAAGAAAGCTATTGTATTTGGTGTACCTGATAGCCGTTATGGTTATGATGTAATCAACCTGCCCTGCGGTCAATGTATTGGCTGTCGCTTAGAACGCTCTCGTCAGTGGGCTGTGCGTTGTATGCATGAAGCTAGTTTACATACTTGCAATAGTTTCTTGACGTTGACTTATGACGATAAACATATTCGCTGGTCGCCCATCACCGGCGAACAAACACTTTACAAAAGAGATTTGCAACTTTTCATGAAGCGATTGAGAAAATATTTAGAACCTGTGAAAGTGAGGTTTTTTGCTTGTGGAGAATACGGCGATAATACTTACCGGCCTCATTATCATCTTATTCTTTTTGGCTTTGACTTTTCTGCTGACAGACAATTTTATAAGTTGTCTAATGCTGGTTTCTCCTATTATATTAGCGATACTCTTAATAAGTTATGGACTCATGGTTACTGTCTTGTTGCTGATGTAACTTTTGATTCTTGCGCTTATGTTGCGCGCTATGTTACTAAAAAACTCAATGGTGAAGCCGGAAAATTAAAGTACGAAGGTATTCAGCCGGAATTTGTCAATATGAGCCGTCGCCCTGGTATTGGTGCTGATTGGTTTTCCAAGTATTCCGGTGATGTGTACCCATATGACCGGGTAATAATTGTTGATAACGAGAAAGTCCGGAAATTACGGCCTCCTAAATATTACGACAAGCTTTATGACGCTATTAATCATGATGAAATGGAGCTTATCAAGGAAAAACGTGTAGAGAAAGCTAAACTACATGAGCAGGAAATATATATTCCTGGTCGCTTAGAAGCTAAGGAAAAATTTAAAATGGCTCAAATTAAGAGCCTAGAAAGAGGTAAAGCTGATGAAACTTTATAGTGTATATGATAAAAAGTCTATGATTTATGGCCAAATTATGACCTGTCAGGATGAGATTCAAGCTAAGCGTTTGTTTGAACGTGCTGTTCACGATGATGAAACTATGTTGTTTCACTATCCTGAAGATTTTGTCCTTGTTGAGATTTGTGATTTTGATGAGCATACCGGCAATATTTCTACTATTCCGATGCCTAAACAAATTCTTGAAGCACAAGCCTGTTTTGCAATCGAAAAATAAGTGCAACACTCGTTTTGCACTTACTTTTTTCGATTCGCCCCCGGCAGGGAAATGAAAGGAGTTGACTTACTTTGAGATTTAAGACGATTTTTGATACCTACGAAGAAAAACAAGGTATTATTTTCAAGGAACCAACTATGACTATTCAGAGCGAAAAAGATAACTGTGACATCAATGTTATCATGAACCGCTACGCTACCTGTGGTACTCCGCTTCCGGTTCGTCAAGATATGCAACCTGTTTATGCTGATGTGTCTGAACTTGGTGACTACATGGAGAACTTTCAGCGTTGCAAGCAAGCTGAAGAAATGTTTAATGCTTTGCCTAGCGCGCTTAGAAAAGAGCTTGACAATAACCCTGCTAATCTGTTACCCTTTATACAGAATAAAAATAATGAAAGTAGGTGTATTGAATATGGACTCATTAATAAGCCAATTGTGGAAGCTCCTCAAACTCCTGTTGTTATTGATTCTAATCCCGCTAATCCTGTTTCTAACGGCTCGCCCGATTCTGTCGTATATACAGGTAGTGATGCTGAATAGCTGATTTCTTGACCGCCCTCGTGGCGGTCTTTTCTTTTTGCGAACTTCCGCCGAGGGTCTGGGAACAGTTGCCCTCTTGATGTAACTGTTCCCAGTGACACGATTGCAGTACCTGCAAGAGGGTCGCGAACCTTTTCCCCGTCAAAGGTTCATAAAAATTCGGTGTTTCTGTATAAAAATTTATTTGGTTCTGATAGTTGATATTATGTTAAATTTTCCTTTTCTCAGGCGTGAGATTTTCATGCACTGCAATTCATTACACCTGTGTAATTAAAAGTGCCATTCGTTTACTTGCTGTTCAAGGCTTTTTTCCGTTTCAGCGTCGGTTTTTTTGATAAAAAG